TTTTCAGCTTTGGATTCTTCAGGCTCCATGCTGGCGCGGACAATGTCAATGTCAACGTACAAGCCACTGTCAACGCGCTCTTCAAATACTTCCTGCGTAATGTCTTGGACTTCCGTTACGCGGCCTGCAGTGTAAAAGTTAACAGCTGCAAATGGCAAATACACGTTGTCAATAGGCACAAACTCAGCGCAAGGACGGCGCTTTTGCTCGTCGTACCAGATCTTCATGTATTGGCTACCACCAAGCGGCAACTGCGTCAGCAACTGCTCTTCCTCGTCGCGGTATTCCTCGATCTGCTCAGTGAGCTGCCAGTTCATGTAGTCGCGTTTACGCTCGGCTCTTTCTACCTTCTCATCCGTAGTCTCGCCAATGATCTTGGTTTTGACCGGACCGTCTGGTGGGAATAGTTCCTTAATGGCTCGAGCTGAGAAGTCAACGCATGCCTCAGCCATAACTGGGTGGACAACTTTGCTGGCGCCGGTAAACTGGGCACCGCCCGGTGCATCGTGGCCTAAGCCTGTACGACGCAAGCCTTCTTCATATTGCTTATCACGTTCTTCACGAGCTTCTTTATCTTTCTCAATCAGCTCAATGTACTTGTGAGCCAATTTGCTGAGATCGTAGCTGGAAAGTACATCAGCTAAGTTTTCATAGAAGTCAGGCTCGCCTTCTGGACCCTTAGAGTCGTCTTCCATTCTTACAATGGCAGAGCCATCGGGCAATTCTTCTACTTCCGGAGTCTCATCTTCTAACTCGTCAAACAAAGTGAGAGCAGAAGGCCCAGCGGCTTCGGCTTCTTCGTCTGTCATAGGCTCAATAAAGCGATCGAAGTCCGGTGGTATTGGCATCTGTGTGGCCATAAATTATTTTCTCCGCATCATAAGTGCATACCGCATTTGGTCTGTAGTCGGATTTTGTTGGACTATACCACCATTTGCCTTCTTGATGAAGGCTTTATCCTGAGTTTGTGTACGAGATGCGCGTTCAGCTTCTTCTTGTACGAGATCTTCCAGCTCTGCCTGTGACTTGGCACGTTGCCCCAACCTTGCCCCAATCGTGTTATTGTGGGTATCCATATCAAAGTCTGCAGGCATCTTACCCGTAAACATGGATTTGACGGCTTGAAGCGGAGAAGTAACGTACTCGTGAGCTTTGCCTATGAACTCTGCAGGTCCGGCGCCATACTTACGTGAAAGCGTACCTGCTGCCAACATATGCCTTGCTGCGTCGCGCTGATCATCCTGCCCCCTTTGGCCGGGGTACATCTCAAAAGCCACAGTCTCCGAGTAAGTCGGGACACTAAATAGCCAAGGGGTCTTAACTTCAGGCTTCTTGACAGACCCGCCTTTTTGATAGCCTTGAACTGGCCCGCCATTTGCAAAGCCTAAAGGCAATATACCACCATACCCATATTCACGAACAAGGGCGCTTAGTCTACGTCGTTGCTCAGTCGTGAGATCGTCAAGACCGCCAATCTCATCATTTAATATCCACTCTGCCAACTCATCACTTGTATGATTGTTAGGCTCAAAATCTTCATCACGAATTGCATTACGAATAATAGCATTAAACTCATCATACAACTCACGATCAGCATCCGTAATTTCAGCAGGCACTACATTACGACCTTCATCAGCATTGCCACGGCGCAAAGCGTCATCCTGCATACCTTGCAAAATATGGTTTAGGTTCAATGCTGTACGCTGCGCAGCACGATCACGCTCTATGGCAGGCAAGCCACGCAAAACTTCATGATCAAAGGCGCCATCATTCAATGCTTGAACAGTGTCACGTAGGTCAGGGATGTTCATGCCTGCTTCATTTGAAAGACGTATTGCAAAGTCTGCTGGGCTAAACTCAATGTAGTTTGCGCGTTCACGAAGTGCTAGTGCGTACTCACGGCGCTCAGTGTCCGTTAAAGAGATCCAAGGGCTGTTTGCAGTTTGATCTACTGGATTGCTTAATCCATTTGCCATCATACGCAAATCGTCAGGGTTTAATTCTGGATCGTTTACCGCATTTTCAAGCTGAAATATAGCGTCATTGCGCTGATTATCAAGATCTGCGCCACGAACTCTAAAGTTTGCAAGCTGCGTATCAACCGCGTTAATCACATTCTGAATTGCTGATGCTGCAGCAACGCCTTGAAACCCGCTTCGATTAAGATCAGGAATTTGAGCTGCAAGATCATTTCTAAAACCTTGCAAATAATTTCCAAACCTGTTAAGACTACCGGGCGTATCGCCTATTGCATTTAAGTTGTTTTCGCTATAAAGTCTTCCTAGATTTGCTGCAAAAAGCTGCGTAGTAGCTGCATTATGCTCATCTGCCAGAAATCTAGCCTGAGTACCTATTTCATGGTTAATTTGCATTAGTGCAGCACTTGCCTGATCTTGAGTAGCAGGTCTATAGTTAACAGGCTGTTGCGCTTGAGCAGGTTCTTCAGCAAAACGTTCAAGATGAATTCGATCAGCCAATGCGCGCAATGCAGGCCCCACAGCAACGTGGTCAGTATCTGTTCTTACTTGCCGCAATGCTCGAGCATAGCCTTCTGGGTTAAGTCGTGGGTTTACACGTTCCGCTATGCGATACGCAATCGTATCTACCCTGTTGCCAACACCGGGGTTTGCGTTTCGAGAAACCTCATCAACAATACCATCTACTAAACGGGCAAAGTCAAAGGGCTGCGCAGGCGCTGCAGGTGCTTCTTCAGGCTCCCAATCACGCATGTATACACTTTCAATTTGATCTGCCAAGTTGCGCATTGCAATATCTACAGTGCCTAGTGGCGACTCATGCGCAGCTATTCTTAGTGCTGTAATAAATGCATCTGTACTAATTTGCGGGTCAACACCTTGCTGTTCAATAATTGATCTAACAGCAGATCTCATCTCATTAGCTGCTTCTGTGCCAAAGTCATTTTCAAGTTGCATAAACGCGTCATGCGTCATACGCAAATATTGTGGTCGACCATTTTGACCTACAGGCGCAGCAGGCAATAAGCGATTATCGCTTCTCCAACGTGCAAACTCTTCAATTAAGTTGTCAACAGCAACAGGGCTTCTTTCGTCTTCAAAACGTTCTGCAAAGTCCTGTAACCAATCTACTTGCTCAGGCGTTAAACGATCGCGGTACGCAGTAAGCAATTCTGGCGTATCTAAATCAGGCATTGGGTCGCCTTGCGCTGCAATAGCACGTGTGCGCGGTTGCGCAGCTTCAGCAGCTTGACGATTGCGCGCGTAATCAGTGTACCCGTTTAAGTCGTCCATTAGATCCGCAATACCTTCAGCAATGATGTTGGCAACTATACGTGGACTATTGGCATACTCTGATTCCAAGTCATACAAGCGCTGATGGGTAAGCTCTAATGCGCGAATAGGACCTTGCGCGGCTTGTTGAGTGTTAAAGTAATCTCGAGTATCTTCAAAGAAAGCTACTGCAGTAGAAGTTTGATGATCTTCGCCTCCTTCTTCAAGATCACGTCTTACTGACTCAAGTACATTATCAATTGAAGATGACACGGCGCCTGCAACATACGCATCTAAGCTTTCACTAGGGCGTTGCGACATAATTGCAGGCACTTGCGCTACAGGCTCATTGGCTTTTAATTCTTCAATATAATTGCGCAAGTCAGTGCGTGTAATAAACCTTGGCAAATTTGATACGTCGTATTTCTTAAACTCAGACACAGGCATATTAATGATATCAGCCAGCGCGCTATTTGACATGCGCTTGCTATCATAAATATCTAAGTTATCGTTTAAGTTATGGCTAACTCCGCGAATCGAGTCTTCACGGCTGTTAAGATAAGACTTAATGCCTTCAACATACGCAGGCTTAACTTCTTTATTCCTACGGCCTGATGCAAAGTTAATGTCGTATTTACCAGATGCGCTAGGGTTAAAGTCAAAAATGGCAACAGGCTCACCCGTAACAGTATCCCTAAAGCTAACCATTTGTGAGCCTTGCGCGACAGCGTTAATGTATGACCCCCTTGGGCTGGTTGCGTCAGGGTTGCGCTGGCCTGTGACAATGTCATAAATAGGAATGTATTGACGGTCGCCTGTGCCGGGGTGCCAAGGGTTTGGTTTGCCTCGCACATTACCGCCTTCACCAATACAAACATCCAAAGCCAAAGTGTCTTCACTAACCAGCTTAGCAACTTCGTCAGGCGTGAAGCGATTGGTGATCTCCAACGCGCCAACGTTGCCAAAAATCTTGTCATTAGGAATATGCGTATCTGCTGACAACTTAAACTGCGTGTCAGCATCCATCTTAAACTGCTTTTCTTTAGCTTGCGCAAGCTTTTCAGCAGCAATCCTACCTTCAGCAGTATCGCGTATGTACTTCTCAACAGTCATCTTTGGTACCTTGTTTAAAGGTATTTTGCCTGACATAACGTCGTTGTAAAAGCTTTTTGCAAGATCTTCAAATCCAAGATTGCGTAATTGAACTGGATTTGCTATGTACGCGCGCTCAGTATCAGGCGTTCGCATTAACGCGGGATAGAACTGTCGCTCGCTATATTCAATCTCTTCTTTTAATTTTTTGGCAGTAGGTGCGCTAATTGCTTTATCAGTTGCACTCTCATACGCAGAGCCTAAACGCAAGTTGTCAACCACCTTTTGCTGCTTTATATACGCGGCATTTGCTTTATCAGACTCACGCGACGCTTGAGCAAACGGCTCGTATCTTCCAAGATTCATTCCTTCAGGCACAACGCCTGTATTAGGGTCAACCACACCGTAACCTAGTTGCTTAGCAATAGTTTCTTGCTCGCGCTTACGAGTTGCGGCATCGCCTGAACGTTGCATTAAGTCAACCAATTGCTGGTCTGCTGCAGCCAATGCCTCGTCAGTTTGCGTCTTGGCCGGCATACCTGCTTCAGTGCGCTTAGCCCTAATCTTGGCGCCTGACATATCTGCATTGTCAAATATTTCTGATGGCGGGTAAAAGGTCAAGCCTTGACTTGCCAGCTTGGCTGCAGGCTCATTAGGTGTGCCAACCTTTTCAATAATGTAATTAGTAAATTGAGAGTTAAGCCAATTAGACGCAGCTTCATGTCTTGCAGGCAACTCTTCTGCAGAAGGTAAGTTAAGCGCAGCTCTGTATTGTATGCCATTAGGCGTATTTAAAAATGCGTCATACATTTCTAGTGAGTGCGCAGCAGAGGCTTCTCTATCACCGAATCTGGCTTTATACGCCGCCAATGCTGCGCCTTCTGATGGGGCGTCCGGATACATCTCATTAGCTTTTGTCTTAAGAAAAGACTCAAACGCCCTACGTGCAGATGCAGCTTCAGGCTTACGCAAGATGTTGTTTTGTATTTCATCCAACGCTTGCACAGGCGTAATTGTTGTGCTGTCAATAACATTGCTAACAATCTCTTGCGCAGGCGCGTAAGTTGCGGCGTCTGCCTTTGCAGTTGCAGGCAATGTAGCAGATGTAACCCTTGACCCTTCAGGTCGCATGGCATATAACTTAGGGCTTGTTGGCTGCATGGAAGCAGGGAGCCCAGGGACGGGCGGCAGACCTTGCATCTCCCTTTGCGCCATGATGTCACCAACGCTTTCAGCCACGCCTTGGAGCTTGGCGCCATACGTAGGCTGACCTGTGATTGGGTCTAACTTCTGCAGACCGGATTGCGCGTTCACAAAGTCTGTAGGGATATCTTTAATCTGCCGGCCCACCCTTGTGGCCTCAGCGCCTATAACACGGACGTCATTAGGGGTAATTGGCGGTCTAACTGGCTGGTTCATAGCCAAAGGCCAAACGGCTGGCATCTTGGACGCGTCCATCGCCTTGGTGACGCCGGTCTCAAACTCTTTGCCTAACTGCGTGGTCGGCTCTTGGTAGAACCGCCCCGTAGTAACAGGCACATAGTTCTTTTGCATCCGCATAATGCCTTGCGGATCGCCAAGTATGTCGTACATAGCCTCAGCACCGGCGGTCTGTATGTTTTGCGCCACGTCAGCCCAAGCGCCTGCAACAGGGATCGCGGGGTTAAGAGCGCGGACAGACTCCTGCATTGACTTCATCATCATCAACGGATTGAACTGCGTCGCTAATGTTGTAAAGTTGTTGGCTGCAGCGCTTAAAGGGTCAGGCTTTGTTTGCGCAGGTGGGACTGGGCGGCCATACCCTGGGATCTGCGCAGATGTAGGCGGCGGCGCCATTGGCTTGTTTTGCTTGGCCAAAGCCAATCGCATTTTGTCTAAGTCACCACTACCGCCGTCTTCACCAAATGGTACTTCATACATGATTATTTGTCCTTAGACTTAGGTTTTGCTGCTTTTGGTTTTGGCGCACGCTTGGGTTTAAGCGCATCAGGTACACGCTCATAAAAATTGTCAAACCCATACCCGCCGTATTCAGAACCTTGATCAAACACATCAGAGAAAGCATCTTCAAGCCATTTCTTTCCGGCATTAAGTAAAACCTCATCATGGAATCCATAATCAGGCATCTTAATGTTATTCATTGTCCTGCGTACGTAGTCATCATACGCTAAACCCATTGCGTGGTTTGCAATTTCCCAGCGCTCATCGTCGTCAAAAGATTTTTGCGTGCCAAATAATTCTGTGGCTGCTTTCTTTATGTAATCATCAACAGGGTCAAGTTCTTCCAACGCGGTCATGCGGTATGCCTCTTTGGGGCGACCGTCGTCCATAACTTGATCCAATTGCTCTTGCCTACTACCTATGTGCAATGGCAGGTTTGCCAGCTCAATATCGCTGATATGCTTTCTAAGCTCTTCAATTGGAATGCCGGAATGCTTTGACAACTCTTTTAAATTGAAGTTATCGCGCAAAGTTGCAAGACCTGAGATTTGCGTGACATCAGGCTTTTCATTACCCATATAGTTTGCATGCAATGGGTCGCCATATTGCGCATATGCCCAAGGTTTACCCATAGCAATTTCATCTGGATCATTTGACTCATACGCGCCATGGCGTGCCAGTTCTTTAGCCAAGTCGCCTGACGTGGCTTCCATTTTGTCTGTTAAGAATGATGACACGGCGCCAACGATTGCGCTCTTATCAAACGCAGGCGCAGCTTTTGCAACCTCAGTCAATGGCGCAACAACTTTAGGTACGACATCTGTAATGCTAGGCATTGGGATGACTTGTTGCAATGCTGCTTGGCCTGCGCGTTGGAGCACATCGCGTCTTGACATTGGCGCATTCAACGCCTTGTCTGCCAAGGACTGAAGCGGACTTGCACTTGGCGCTGATGTAGGAGCTGCTGGTGCAGGTTGCGGAGGAACTGCTTGTTCGATTTGCTGAGGCGTTGGCTTTGGCGCCGATGGGGGAACAACAGCAGGCAAGTCAGCCGGCAAAGGCGTTAAGCCTAAGATTGATCGACGTTGTAAGTTGACTGGGGGCGCGGTTGGTGGTGCTACCGGCTTCTTTGGGCGGCTAAATAAGCCAACCTGCATCATGTTGGGGTCTTGCCCCAAGTACCTTGCGCCGTCGTCAAAGACAGGAGGCTCTTCATCTTGTTTAGCAAGCATCTGTGCTCGCATACGGGCCAGTTCTTCGTCATACTGCATATGGGTTCACCCTCCTTGGACGATCTTCTTCGTAGTCGTCATCCGGATTGTATACCGGGTCGATCGAAATTAACCCTAAGTCTCGCAAAACTCTTAACGCCTGAGATGTGGAGTCCACCAAGTCATCGTGCCGGACTTCGGGGAACGAGCATAGCTGGGCAATCAAAGGCTCGGCCCAATCACGTGCCATGCCCGGGTTGACCGTGGACTCGGGAATGTAGACTCGGCCCTTGGCAATGATGGGCGATACGATGTTGAGGCGCATCATCTTGTCCGCGTTCCCGGGATTGTAGCTTCTCACAGGCAGGCCGGCGCGCTGCAGATCTTGGATCAGGGAGATGCCAGCTGACTTGTCCTCGATCAGGATCAGGTCCACTTTCTTCCCGTGACCGAACTCATTCTCATCGCCGTAGATGGCGCTTGACTCCTCGATCACCTTAGGTCTCAGATCAGGGTACTGCATGTACTCCTCCCAGCAGTCGATGAGCATGACAGACATAGGCTTATCGGGACTTGGTCTAAAGATGCCCCACACGGTGCAGGCCGTTGGGTCATTCTTGGTTTTGTCACTGGTCGCGCAGTCATAAGACTGGACCACATACTCAAATCGGGGCAGGGGCTTCTCGCTATCCCACAACTTGAACCATGCACGCTTCACGATACCAGCCTCTTCAGGATCCAAGATCTCGGCGTGAATCTCTTGTCTGCCGAGCTTCGTGCCTTCGTACTGCAAGATCTGCGCTTGGAACGATGGGGCGAGGTTGTGGAGGTTATCGTATGTGCTGGCCTTGGTACATATCACATCCTCCCCGTCTCTGTTCACCAGATCCACGATCAATGGCTTGGGCTTAGGCGTTGTGGTGCATAGCATCAGGGGCTTCTGACCTAAGCGCATACCGAACTGAATCATGTCCCACGACTCGTCAAGGTAGTCCCATGCAGCCAGCTCGTCGAACCAGCCACCGTGGAACTGCGGACCTCGGAATCGTGAGGGCTCGGATGCAGGGATGCCCTTAATCAGCGTGCCGTTGATGAGGTATATCTCATGCAGCGACCGAGTGTAGTGATCGATCAGCTGCTCGGGGATCACCGTGATCAGACCTGAGTCGCCCTCAAAGCAAACGTCGCGGACATCAGATGATGTGGGCGCGGAGACAAGCCATCGAGTCTTGGGGTGAGTCCATGCTTCCCACCACAGCCACTCGGCAGCTGCGCGAGTCTTGCCTGCGCCTCGGCCTGCGAGTAAGAGCCAAACACTCCACCAATCGCCTTTGGGCGGAATCTGGTGATCATTGGCTATTGTGAGCCAAGCTTGTCGAGCCTTGTGCGCCGCTTTACGCTCCGGCGCCATAAGGTTAAGATTCGGACCTTTGCGGATCCGATCGGCAAACTCATTTGCCTTTGCTGGGCTTAGCATCGGCTTGCCGCGTTGCTAGGAGATCATCCAACAAGTCTTGTGAGAAGTCATGCACCACATCGACTTGCACAGGCCCGTCATTCTTGCCTGTGACCTCGAGCTTGGAGTTCTCGCGGTATTGCTCGGGAAAGCGTGCCGCCATGCTTCGGCTCCACAACCCAGTGTTGAGCTTCACGCCGCCAGGAGCTTCGCGTATGTGATCATGCGCCAAGTCTTCCCAGTAAGCAAGCGCATCGAGTCGTGCTTGTTCCAAGGCCGCTCGAAAATCTTCGTGTGCGCCTTCCCATGCATTCATGTTGTGGATGCCGATGTTCAAGCGCGAGCAGATTTGCCACTTGGACAAGCCCTCTTTGCCGAGGTCCAAGATAGCGTCGCAGTATGCTGGGTCGTACTTTGACGGACGGCCCAAGAACTTCCCGTTCTTAGATGGTGTCTTTGTAGTCATATGCGGATTGTAATCATAAAGTTGGAGAGTTGTAAACTTAATTGCGGCAGGTAACGGTAACAAGGTAACATATGGTCCAGAAAACTATATATATGCTACTATTACTATATCTAATATCTTTTATAAAAATATTGTTACTTACTGTTACCTTGTTACTATTCAATCCAGATAAGGCTTTGAGAAGTAACAGTCGAGTAACAGGTAACTGATGCAGTGTACTAAAAGCTACCATTTTGCTCCAATTCACGCTGCAGTGCGTCCTCAGTTTTCGTGACAACCTGTGACCAAGTCGGCTCGACCCTTTGAGCTAATGTTACCTCAGTCGTGATAAAAGTGGTGTAGCGCGCAGGCTTACCATGCACTTTTATCAGCTTGCTTGGATCAATCGTCCCTTGGGGTTGCAGAGCTTTGCGGATGTATTGCGCCTTTGCCTTGCTGTCGTGGCCCCAACGCTCACATAAAATCTGCAGCTGCGGCGCTGTGAATGCAGCCATTCCATCAAGGTGATCGTTGACCCAAGATCTGAGTTCAAGCGCGAAGGCTTCAAGGGGAGTCTTGGAAAGCTGGATCGCAGTCTCACGGTATTGAGTCTTTGGCGCCGCCTGTTTGCAATCAAACCCCGATATATCACGATTCATATACCAGTTTAGCATGATGCCGAAGCCTTGCTGCTGGTGAGCCCAGCGCATAAGAGCCACGACCTTCGGGTGTGTTTCTTTGTTAGACAGGCTGGCTGGGCTGTAGATAGCTTCACGCCTTGCGGTGTCGCCCATGTGCGTGACGTAGCTCTTATTAGTCGTGAATACGAAGTTGATGTAGTTGGTGATGGCGTACTGAGCGCCATACTTATTGTTGATGGTTAGCTCATTAGATGTGATGTAGTTCTTAAGCTTCGCCGAGTGGTCATCACGATCAGACGATGGCTCATTCACGACTATGAAGATCTTACCCTTTAACATGCCGTTGAAGTTGCCAAATAGCTCATCGGGGCCGATGATAGCAGCCGGCCCACCGTCCCCAACTCCAAGCATCTCGGCTATGAACTCGGCGATGGCCGATTTGCCGATGCCCTCGATGGAAGATGCGAACTGCGGTGTGGTGTAGTTCCTTCTCCATGGGAATTGAACCACATTGGCCACCCAGTTATGCCAGTAATCGGCAAAGGCGGGCTCATCTCTAAAGAAGTACTCACAAAACTCAAGGTAAGGGGTAGGATCTCCCGATATTGGCTCATTAGCCCAGTCCTTGAACAGGTTGTAGTGCCGCGTTGGTGTGATTGTAAGCCCTTGATACTCGGGATACATGCCCACGCCATCCAGATCACACCGTTTTGCCCAGTCCTTATAGGCATCCAAGATGTAGATGGTTTTGCTGCTGGTGCCACCGTTCGGCCGTTGCGTGACTTGGACAAAATAATCCTGCGCCGCGTCAATGCGTGCCTTGTTCCAGCTCAAGATCAAGCCGTCTTTGAGCCGGATCACATCGCCGTTGATGAGCGCGTACTGCGTTTTGAACTCATAAAGCTTAGTTTCGAGGGTGTCGATCCCGTTCATCACCGTGCTGGTGCTTGTGAGAACCTGAGCCAAGTTGCCACCGGCCTGCAAATGGTCATCAATAGCGTATTTGCTACCCTTTCCCGAGCCGAAGCGACCTACGCGGCACAGGTGAACCTCGGCGCCCAGCCCTCGAAGCGTGACAGCGAGCTTGGTCTCGGCCATGCCGACCTGTTCATTGGGCTCACCGTCTTCCCCTGCCCCATCGTAGTCAAAGACAATGTAGACCTTGCGGTGCTTCTCAGCAAAGCTGGTTTTGCGCTGCCAAATGATCTTCATCAGGTCTTTGTGGAGGTGCAATCCCGACTTGTCAGTCCAACTTGTAACACCGGCCAAGCCAAGGGTGGCGTAGTTCAGCGAGTCCTTGTTGATCTGCTTGGTGATGGCCCAAGTCTTGAATTCCCCCTCAGTGATGATGATGGGAATATCTACATCCTGCGCTACTTGCTTCCATCCCACAGTTGGCGGGAAATAGACGTGACTACCACTGGCTCGAGCCTGTGAGTACTTCATCTTGCCTTTGGGTGTCAGAATCCTGACACGGTTAAAGCCGGTTTCTTGGCCCTGCATATCAAAATACGGGATCTTGATACTCCACTCACGAGTGTGGCCTAGTAATTGGTAACTTTCCTCGGGGTCAAGGAGCTGAAGGCCCAAGGCCTGTATATCAGCATCATCAAAGGCCCTTGCTTGTAGAAAGTTAGTGTATAATTGTGGCGGTTGTGTTGTTAGTGACGCGAATCCTGATAACATGATGCTTTTTTGTTAGTTGCCTACCTTATAAGGATCTAGATTAGCCTCTAGATCCTTTCTTTTTGCCTGAGTGCAGGCTATATTAGGCGTTGCGGTGCTCGGCCAATGATGGCCATGTGTATTGTCAATAGTCATAATGTTCCAATTTGTCAATAAGAATCTGCCCTGTACGGCAGACGGTGGGATTGGTAATATACATCAGCTGCGGCACGGTAAAAAAGTATTTCTTTTCTGTCTTTTGGGAAACTGTTACCTCGAGAAACAAAAGTATACAGAAGCACTAACCGCTGCAGTTTTTGAAAACTCGGGTATTCAAAAATAAATGCAAAAAAGTTGAAAATATTTGCAAAAACCTGTTTTCAATCACGAGAACAGCTATATAATTCACTTACAGCAACAAACTTCAGATTGCTGTAACTTAACTGACTTTTGAAAGGTATCTAATCATGGCACACTTAATCGCAAACACAATCTCCGGCAAAGCAGCAATGGCCTATGTTGGTGAGACTCCTTGGCATGGTCTTGGCCAGCAGCTGACCAAGGACTCCACCATTGAAACATGGGCCGAAGAATCTGGCCTTGACTTCCAATTGGCTACCGCCGATGTGCAGTTCACCCCTCCAGCCAGCGTGTGGAACGGCTTCAAGGCCCAGCCTTTGCCTTATGCCGGCAAGAAAGTTATGTACCGCACCGACAGCAACTTGCCCCTTGGCTTGGTTTCTAGCCAGTACAAGATTGTGCAGCCCATCGAGGTGTTGGAATTCTTCCGCGACATGGTCGGCACAATCGCCCACCTTGAAACAGCCGGCGTCCTGCGCAACGGCGCTCATTACTGGGCCCTCGCCAAGATGGATGGCGAGTTCAATATTGCAGGTGACAAGGTTAACCAATATCTCTTATTGGCCAGCTCCGCTGATGGCTCTCTGGCCACTCAGGCCCGCCTCACCAGCGTACGCGTTGTATGCAATAACACTCTGCAGTTGGCACAGCGCGGCAAGGCCAACGTAAGTGTTCGTCATAACTCCATCTTCCGCCCCGAGGCCATCAAAGCCGAGTTGGCCAACAGCAACGAAACTTTCCGCGCTTTCGAGCAAACTGCCAAGTCCTTGGCCTCCATCAAGCTTGGCTCCACACAGGCACAGGCTATCTTTACCAAGATCCTTGGCGGTGATGAAAAGAATCCCTCACGCGCTGCAGCCAGAGCATTGACCCTCTTCGAAGGTGCAGGCATCGGCGCCGAGTTGGAGTCGGCCAAAGGCACAGCATGGGGCGCTTTGAATGCCGTCACTCAGCTGATGGATTGGGAAACAGCCCGCACCGGCGATGCTCGTTTGGCCAATGCTTGGTTCGGCGGCGGTGTCAATGTCAAGCAGCAAGCGGTTGACGCCCTCTTGGCCTTGGCATAATATTTTTTGGGGGTACCTAACACGGCCCCCAAAAACTGTTGTACAATTTAATCTCACGTTACTAGTCCTCTTGTTTTTTTGATCTTTGAAAGGTATTGTATGAACATCTTTTATCTTCACCATCTGCCATCTATTGCGGCAGTTATGCATTGCGACAAGCATGTCGGCAAAATGCTTATCGAATCCTGCCAGTTGCTTGCAACTGCGCATCACCACTACGGCAACGGCGACAAAGTATCCTACCGCGCCACTCATGCCAATCACCCCTCCGCCGTCTGGGTTCGCCAATCACGGTTGCATTACAACTATGTCAGCGACCTTGCACGCTTCCTTGGCCGCGAATTCAAGCATCGCTATGGCCACGGCCACAAAAGCAATGATGTACTACACGCCGAGCTTTTAGTGTGCCCTCCTGCCATGCTTGACCTGCCTACACGTTTTGTTCCACCTACACTTGCAATGCCTGACGAATACAAAAGCAATGACCACGTAGAATCCTACCGTCGTTACTACGCCAGCAAAGCAGCTACCATGCCGCTCATCTACAACAAAGGCAAAGACCCCCAGCCTCTTTGGCTCCGCGACTTGCTCGCCGAAGTGGAGGCCGTATGACCAAGACTGTTAATATCCCTCTTGCCGAGTTGCAGGAAATCTACCAAGGCCTTGAGGCTTTTATTCTTGCTGTACCCGGTGATGCCGTTGCCTTGGCCTCATGGAAACAGCAAGTAGAATTGCGCATGTCAGCAGCACGCGCCCTTGGCCACCTAAGTGCATACGTCATCTACGCAATGCCAAAACCTGTCGTGCAGGATGAGTATGAATACGCCTTGGATCACTATGGCTTGGATAATTGGCAAGCTGAGTGGGGTAATGGTGACATTGAACGCGACATCGTGGTTAAGTACAACGATCGCGATTCGCAGTTTGATTACTGCGTCATTATGGATGGTGAAGACATTACTGCAACACTTAACAAAGGCAACCGTTTGGCGTTTGAATCACTCATTTTGCGTGAGTGTGCACAGCGCGAATCAATCAGACAAGACCATGCATATGACTAATTCAGAAAAAGTACTGGCCTTCCGTCGCAAGATGGGCCTGCCAGTCTCAACCACACCTACATTGCTCACACCCGAGCAAGCCAGTTACTTTGCTCGCTTCATCATGGAAGAGCTTAGTGAATACCTTCGTGCATGTGAGGAGAATAGCCTTGTTGATGCTGCTGACGCTTTGGTCGATCTTACCTACGTCACCATGGGGTGCAGCCATGCTATGGGGTTACCTTTTGACCAGCTTTTTAATGTGGTACACGAAGCCAACATGAACAAAGAACCTGCCAATGACTACATCAGGTCGTTGCGCGGCTCACAATACGACGTTGTCAAACCTATTGGTTGGCAAGCCCCCGAGGCCATGATGTTGGCCATCCTTCAAACAGAACAGCAGAAAGCAAAGCCATGAACATCAAAGACCTGATCGACGATTACGTCGCGACCAAGAATGAACGTGAAGAGCTTTCATCTAAAGTCAAAGACATGACAGCTAAGCTCGGCCGCCTTGAAGGTGACATCATGGCCCTTATGTCTGATGCAGGCCTAAGCCAAGCGGCGTCTGATAAAGCATCATGCACTATGAAAATGTCCAAGCACCCAGCCATCAAAGACTGGAATGCGTTTTACAGCTATGTCGCACAGACAAGCCAATTCGAATTGCTGCATAAGCGGCTTTCCTCAACAGCCTTCCGTGAGCGGTGGGAAGCTGGTGAGGTCATCCCCGGGACCGAAGCATCTGAGGTCTGGGAACTTACCGTTCGTCGTAAATAACTTCTCGTTTAACTAAGGATCATTATGTCTAAGAATCAAATCGCATTGTTTGAAGATCAACTTGCCGCAATGGCCATCGAATCGGTTAAGGCCGAACAGAGCAGCCTCGCCACGGCATTTCTTTCCACCAAGGGGGGTAACCTTACATACCGTGGTGATGTAATCACTGGCAACAAGCTGGCCTGCGTCGTATTGGCCGCTCCCATTGAGCGTCTGTACTACAGCAGCCGCTATGATCCTACCAAGGTCACGGGGCCTGATTGCTTTGCGATCAGCGCCATTGCTACCGGCATGGCTCCATCGGCTGCATCACCTGCAGCGCAGCACACAACCTGCGAAGGCTGTCCTAAGAATGAGTGGGGCTCCGCGCCTAATGGCGGTAAAGGTAAAGCTTGCCGTGAAACCCGCCGTTTGCTTTTGGTTCCTGCTGATAGCATTGGCAGTGCAGACGCTGTCAAAACGGCTGAGGTTGCAGCATTGCGGCCTCCCGTCACTAGCCTGAAGAACTACGCAACCTACGCGCAGACTTTGGCCGCTACGTTGAAGCGTCCTCCATTAGGTGTAATTAGTGAAGTGGCCGTGGTGCCTGATGCCAAGACCCAATTCAAGGTAGTCTTTAACATGGTCAAGGCTATTGAGGATACAGCGGTGATTGGCGCATTGATTGAGCGTGCCAAGACCGAAGTGCAGAAGGCAATTGACTCTGCCGGCGCCATCAACGAAGAATCTGAAGCAGCACCTGCTGTGGATGGCAATCCAAAGTACTAAGGAATACGGGGGGAAAGTTGGTGAAGCCATGGGGGAAACGTCAACCCTGAGTAACTGCGTATATAAACGGTACGTCTAGCTAGCAATTCCGTTGAGCGTAGCA